AAGGCTAGTTCTGTTGCAGGATTAAGCGATTTATGGGGTAAATTTGCAGAAAGTATGTGTGCTGCAACTGGTTATCCAATGACTAGGTTATTTGGTCGTTCCCCCGGAGGTCTTAACTCGACAGGCGAGAACGACATGCGTAATTATTATGATTTAGTTTCTGCTTATCGTAATGACGAGCTTGCCCCGCTTCTTGATTGGCTTATAAAGCTTATAACCTTGCAGAAAACTTGGGAAGGTGAAAAGGAGGTAGAATGGAACTTCTGCAATCTTGTTGAACAAACGCCTCTTGAAAATGCAGAGCTTAAGAAAAAATATGCTGAAATTGATGCGATATATATTGATAGGGGAGCAATTGATGCAGGTGAGGCTTGGCAGGAAAGATTTGGCAAGGGAGAATTTAAGGAAGATATAGAGCTTAAGAAACTAGAGCCAGAAGATCAGGCGATAGATCAAGAAACAGAGGCAATGATGAGCTCTATTTTAAATAAAGAACAGAATGCTAATCAAGAAACGGCAAAGCAGGATAGAAAAGATAAACAAGAACAAGAGGCTATAAGGAGTCTTCAAGAACTAGTAAATAAGTTATAAAAAAATAGCCGCTGTGACCATGCAACGGCTATTCCTGAAAATGACTTAAATTTAAACAAGTAAACCTATCTTAAAAATTTTTTCATAAAATGCAAGTAGAAAGTCAATTATTAGCACAAGGAATTGTAAAATTAGCTAAAAAAATCAAAGATACCAAGTATGTATCGGCTATTTCTTGTGATGAGAAAGCTTTAAAAATAGATTACAGTGATGGTTGTAAACAGAAAATAGAATTACCTTTAATAAAAAAAGAGATAATTACCACTGTTGATAACAGCAAGGAAATTTTAGAGATCAAAAAACAGATTAACTGCGATTTGGAAGAAAATCGTACGTTTTTGAGTAAAACTCTTAAAAAACAATCAAAAGAACTTAAGAAAAGCAAGGAAGAACTAGGGTCAGAGTTGGTAGCGCATGTTGACGGCGAAATAAAGAATATCGCAGCGAAATACTTTAATATCGCCAAGAATGACAAAAATGAGATTCAGGTTTTATTAGAGGAATTAGAGACGAAAGTTATTGCTCTTATAGATCAGGCAATTAGCACTATTGAAGTAAAAGATGGCAAAGATGCCGATGAAGAGAAAATCATTGCAGAGATTAGTAAGCAATTAAGTGGTCAACTAGCAGAAGAATTACAAAAAGGTCTAGAAGAAATAAAGCAGTCGTTGCCAGAAGTTAAGGACGGAGCAGATGGCAAGCCCGCTGACGAAGAGGCTATTTTCTTAAGGCTAGAAGAAAAATTGGAAGCCTTAGTTCTAAATTTCAAGGTCAAGGATGGAATAGATGGGCAAGACGGCAGAGATGGTCGGGATGCTGATGAAGAAGCTATAACAGAAAGAATTAAGCTTTTGTTATTGGATAAGCTTAATACGTATGTTTTAGAGGCAACATCAAAAGTAGATGAGGCTTTAATAAAAAAAGAAGAAGAACTTAAAGTAGCCATACTGGATATTATAAAAGCACAAATAGCTCTTATCCCCGAGCCACGGGATGGAATAGACGGACGGGATGGTCAAGATGCCAATGAGGAAGCTATAAAAGCACAGGTATTAGCCGATGTTGAACTATACGTACAACAAAAGATGCTATCTTCGTATGCTCAGTTAGAGCAACTTGTTATTTCTCTAGTTAGTAACATAAAATTACCAGAGCCAATTAAGGGCGATAAAGGCGATCCTGGACCAGCTGGCAAAGATGGACAGAGCATTAAGGGTGATAAGGGTAATGGCATAAAAGACGCTAAAATAGACCCGACTGGCGAGCTTGTCATTTATACAGATGAAAAGAAAATCTACGCTGGTAAGGTTTCAATTAACTATGCCATGGGCGGCGGTGGACTTAGCGGGGATAGTGTTTTATATACTAACTCAAAACCCGTCCCTTTTGACGTTGGCGGTGTCAAAGCAGGTACTAGATTCAAAAAAGCTGATTTAAGAGTGCTTTTTACAAAGCTATTTTATGGTTTTGATTTTCCTGAGTTTGATCTCTTTTTTGTTGAAGATTCAAATAACGTCAATATAGGCGGTAGGTTTGAAATTGGCTATACAATACCAGCTGGCGACTATTTATTTAATTTTAATATTATTAACCCTGAATTACTGCAAGAGAAAAGCATATTTATTGAACATGACGGGGTATTACTAGCCGAACAATTAGATAACATCTCACCAATAACTATTGCTTTGACTGAATTTCAAAAGGTTACTGCTGGCGATACTGTTTTTAAAATATCGGGTTATGATACGACAGGCGTAACTTTTCAAAAGGATTATATAGTTCAATATCAATATAGAATATATTACGGCGAATATACGGATGATATAGAGGATACAGGATTGCCTAATCCACTTAGCATACTTAGGGCAACTGAACTGGTAAGCGATATAAAAAGCGAATACTTTTTTTTAGGTGTTGGCTATAAATGGTTCTGTTATCCTGAGAATCTTGGCGAGAATTATATATTTTATGAATTAACGAGTGATATTGCTGTTATTTTTGAGTATCCAAGAAAAATAACAATTACTAATGAATATGGGGTAGATGTAACTTATAACTGTTATAGAACTACAAACGAGATTAATCAAGAATTCACTATGGGGATAAAATAATGGATACAAATACAATCAGAATATTCAGTTTTTGCGGCGGTGGAACTAAGGGCTATGGTTCTAATCGTTTTATGCAAAAGTTTATTCAACAATGGGGGATACCGCAAGCTGATTTCTGGAAATACGCTGATGTTATGTGCGGTACATCTATTGGAGCTATACTTGCGTCTGGTTATTCTTTTGGCAAAACTCCTGATTATATGGAGGGTTTTTTCTTAAACCAAGCAAAAAGAGTATTTACAATCAGAACAGCAGCGGACGTAGCATCTGGTAGCCATAATGCAAGTGAAGATTCAAACAGACCAAACATAGCTCAAAAGTCTTTTATGTTTGCTACTGACGATGCTTTTTATAAGTCCGCTTATGAAGACTCAAATTATGGAAGCAATAAATTACAACAAATACTTGTTGATAATTTTGGCACGAATACTTTAGCTAATCTCAAAACCCCTATTGTAATACCTGCTTATGAGGAAGATATGAGTAAATATGTAGTATTCTCCAACTTCAATGATCCAGCATATTTTATTGGCAATACTGAAACTATAGTCAATGTTTGCCGTGCTTCTTCTGCTGCTCCTATTTATTTACCAGCTCATAATTTCAATGGACACTATTACAGTGATGGAGCGTTATTAGCAAATGATGCTATCTTAGCAGCAATAAATTTAGGTTTAACTGTAAAGCCAAATGCTACTAGGGTTGTTATAGTAGATGTTGGAACTGGAATAGGAAATATGAGTTTTGATGGTAGCGGTGGGGCATCAACAGATTTAGAACATTCAGCGGTTAGAGCCGTAAAAATCATGAACGTTGCTATGACTGGAGCGGAAGAATGGAGTAGGTATTATTTAGATTATTTAAGTAATAGACTTGCTCGTGATGTATATTTTTATAAGTTTCAACCTAAATTTCCAGAAGATTTTCCTAATGAACTTGATAATAGTACGCCTGCTTGGTTTTCACAACTGGCTAATTTAATTGATACTCATTATTCAAATGAAAGTGATGAAATCTCAAGCATTATCAATCGTCTTGGAGCTTAAAATAAATGGGTCTTTTTGTTACTGACTATATACGCCCAGTCTCGCTACAGGACAAATACCCTACCCACCTTGATATATTCGGGAAAGGGGGGATACATTCTCTTGAAACTATTTTAGAGAGGGATAATATTTTTACTCCTCGCAGAAAAGAAGGTATGCTTTCTTATGTAAAAGAAGACAAGTCTTTTTATGCTCTCTTTGATGGAATCAGTAATCAAAATTGGAAAAAAATTGCTTATTTTAATGAAGACGGCTTTAACGTTCATCAAACATTAAAACATGGCTATATCTTTGTTGGCGATAAAAATAAGATAGCAAGGCAATCACCTATATTAATTGACGTACGACAAGATATAATTGATTTAAAAAGGAAAATAGGAAATTTTGAAGAACAAAAAAAACTAGATTATAATAGAATATGGATAGGTGATTATAATAATGAACCGCAAGAGAAATTACAAATAGGGGTTATAAATTTACCAAAACTTGGAGCGGCTACATTTCCTTATCCTAGTTTTATTCCATTACCTCCAGTTGCTATACCAAACCCAACTTTTAATCCTTTGTCGGGATTTGATTGGTTAATGTCTGGTCCATGGCTTCCTCAAATATTTGCAGGAAGTACAAATACTTTAAATACTTCTTCTGAGACTGTTATTTCAAGTTCTCTTGCTATGACACAGGTAAAAGTAGCTCAAGCTATAAAAAGATTGGATGTTACTGGTTTTATAGTCAAAAGTAGAAATATTAGTTTTTCTTGGGAAAACCCTGCAATGTTAGCTGTTCCAGAAACTATTAAACAATTATATGGACTGGAAACAAATTATACTTTTACAAACGCTCAAGCTCTAAATGAAATAGGAGAAGGGTTGTTAAAAAATTCTTTAGATGGAACGCTTACTGTCGCTACTTTAACTAAAGATAAAATATGGAAAGGAGATATAAATAATAAACCTATAGAGGTTGACTTTCCTGTAACGTCTCCTGCTGATGCTACTTATATATTAAAAACACCAAATGCAAATTTACCAAATGCGCAAGCTTTAAGTACTGTTGGCTCTGGTATATTAAAAACAACTATTGGAGGGTCACTTAGTATTGCATCTGGCGGGAAAGTTCCTATTCTTAATGATTATGTAACACCAGAAAATTTACAGGAAGAAACCAGCGCAAGGATTTCTTCGGACGCTGCTATCCAAACCGAATTGGAGGCTCAAATTGCGGCAATAACAGGTTACGGCTCTTTAGCTCTTTTAACTGAATTTTTAGTAAATTTAGGGTGGTCTACTGGATATTCAGAGTATTTATGGAGTAAATATAGACCTTTAAGAACTCATAACAAATTCAATGAGACTGACAATTATAGCTATGATGCTGGTAATATTTGGTATGATGCAAGTCATATAGGAGCTGCTGGTTCATTTAAACCGGGTCTAAGAATTACGTCTTGGGATTCTTCAACATTTTTTGCAAATGATTTATTTCCTGTTTCAATGGGATTGTTTGGTTATAGAAATCAATTGGGATATGTAAGTGCTCAAGAGGGTTTTGTATGGCAAAGTTATATGGAAAACAATAGTTCACATTCTCATTATAGATTTCCTAAAAACTTTGGTATGTATTATGTAGGTCATAATAACGAACAAATAGGTTGGGATAGAGGAGAAACCTTACTAATGGAATATAATTATTATGATGGAAAATTCTATTTCGAGAAAAAAGCTGATTTTAAAGATGAGGTAAGGTTTTTAGGGCAGATAATTAAAATTCCAGTTGGAAATACTTCACAAAGACCTGTTAATCCTATATTAGGACATTTTAGAATCAATACTGATGCAGTAGAACCAGAACCGGGGCCTATAGTGGATTTAAATATTTTTGGTACTGCAAATCAAATAAAAGTTCTGCGTGTTGATAATCAATTTACTATTTCTTTAGAGGAAAATACAAAACTTCCGGGTAACGCCTATACTAAAATTGCCGTTGGTAACTTATCACAAAGACCTTTACTTACTGATCCCGGAATGATAAGATATAACATAGATTTTTGATCTATATCTTACGAGAAATTATGGCTCAGGCAGCGTTACCTATCGGTAAATATGAATTTAACGACGGCACTTCTTGGTTTTCATTAGCATCTGAAAGCTGGGTTTTAAACACTATTGGTAAAATTTCACCTTGCGCTGTTGCAACAACTGCAAATTTAACAGCTACTTACTTAAATGGAGCAGGTGGTGTTGGCGCAACTTTAACTAACTCGGGAAGTTTTGCAACTCTTGCTATTGATGGTGGTAATTTAATTGTTGGTAATAGAGTTTTAGTTAAAGATCAAACTACTCAAACTCAAAATGGTATATATACAGTAACTAACGCAGGTAGTGCATCTGTAGCTTGGGTATTAACTAGAGCAACAGATTTGGATTTTTATACCCAATTTATTAGAGGGTTAACAGTTGAAGTTTTTTCTGGTGCTATCAATAGCCCTAAAATCTTTATGTTAACAAGTGCTGTAACTGTAAATATTGGATCAGCAGCTGTAGTTTTTTCAGAGTTAAGTTCTAATGGTTTAAATAACGCTCTTGGTACAAGTAATCAGATTACTGTAACAGTTGCTAGCAATGTCGCAACTGTTAGTATTAGTGCTAACCCCGTATTGCCTGGTACTGCATCGGTTACTATTCCAACTGGAACTACCGCCCAGCGACCAGCTACTCCAACTACTGGAATGTTAAGGTTAAATACTTCTTTAACAACTTAACTTATGTAGATATGGCAGCTTTAGAGTTTTACGATGGTACTAAATGGGTTGTTGTTGGTTCACAAGGTGTCAAAACTGTCACTGGTGGGAATAATATTATTATATCAGGAAGTGCAACTAATCCAACTGTCTCGTTATCTGATAGTGTTACTATACCTCAAAATTTATCTAGTCTTAGCGTTATTACTTCGGATGGAGGAACTTTTGGAGGACAAAAAGGTATTAATCTTCCAAAAGGAACTACCGCACAGCGTCCTAGTTCAGTTTTAGAGGGAACAGTAAGAGTAAATACTGACCCGCAACCTACTGTTAATGTTGGTGTGATATTTATTCCAAACAATATAAAAATGTCTGGAATGGGTTATTTTGGACTTCCCGCTGGTCCTAGTTCACAAAGACCAGCAAGTCCTCAAGATGGTTATATGAGAATAAATACGGACGCATAAGGGGGGAATATGGCTTTTTTAGAAATGTATTTAAATGGCGAATGGAAGAACCTATCAAGTTTTGGTACAGTTTCTAGTGTTGATATACAAAGTAGCAGTTCAGCAATAAGTGTTACAGGAAATCCTATTACTTCAGTGGGTATAATTAATCTGTCGTTTAATCCCTCTGCAATTAGACTAGATCAGTTTGCTGTTCCAACTAGTAATTTAGATATTAATAATAAAAATCTCATTAACGTTGCAACTCCAACTTTAAGTCATCATGCTACTAATAGAAGTTATGTTGATAGTAAGACATGGACTAGCAGTTCTATTACAGATTTTACCACTTCGGTAACTAATACGGCTAAACTTATAAGCTTAAACCAGTTTGCTGTTCCTATGGCGTCGTTAAGCATGAATAATTATAGAATTACCAGTGTATCTGATCCTGTTAATCCACAAGATGTAGCTAATAAGTTGTGGGTCGAAAATTTAATAGCTGGAGGAGGAGGAAGTACTATTAACTTAACAGGTTCTGTAATTGGTAGTGGTACTGATACTATAGCTACTAGTTTTAATAGATTTCAAACTATAGACAATGTAGATAATACTCAGACTTGGACTTATAACTTAAATGTTGATACAGGGCAGTTAGTTTCGTATCACAACACGATTCTAAGTGATACTAGCTCTCTAATTAGAAAATTTATTGATAGAATAGCCCGTAAATCTCTTACCGACAATCAGTTTCAATGGGAGTATGATATAGACACAACGTCTATCAGTAATTATCAGTCTATAAAGATGAATTTCGTTAATGGATATAACAACCCTGGAACTTTTACACTTTTTAGTGCTAACCTAGTTAATAACGTTATTACTGCTAGTTTTAATAGTCCTTTAAGTATTTCAAATGGTACTTTATCTACTCATGCAGTAACAAAAAGCCAGTTAGATAACAAAAAGCTAAATGAATTTCAAGTAAACAATGATGTAGACCTTGGGGTTTATAAATTATCTACTAGCACAGCTCCTACGCAAGGTAATCATGTTTGTAATAAGACTTTTGTAGATAGTAATCTAAGAAATAATATAAGAACAGGTCAAGTAGTTGTAGGAGATGTTGGAGGAACTACAGGAACTGTAGCTTTGACAGTCTCAGGTGCAATACTAAGTGCAACCAAAAGAAATGGTTATAGTGGAGGCGATAGTTTTATAGATATCACCTTTGCAGATAAATCATATACACCTTTTGTTTTTGTTACTGTAAACAACAATACTGGTAGTGCTACTGCTAATGATATACAGGTACCTGTTGTACTTACAATGACCAATACAACTGCAAGATTATTTTTTGAAGAAAACTACTCATCCGCTCAAAATATTGTCTTATTAATATTATTAATAAATCCCAATTTAAGTTAACAACAAAAAAGTAAAAATATGTCAAAAGAACAAGCGAAAACATGGATTGTAACAGATTTTGCGCAATTCTATTTAAGTGAAAAATTATCTCTTGTAGTAGATTCTTTAACAGAGGAAAACTTTGTAACTGATTTAACAGCATTTGTTACTCAAAACAAAACTTTTGCAGAAGAAGAAATACGCAAAAATAATCCTGATGCTGCTGATATGTTAATACAAAAATTAGGTACTTTAGATTATGACATGTTAAAAGAAACCTATTTCATATTATATAATCAACCAGATCCAGTCGTACCAAATATTATTCCCATAAATCCTACTGGGATTGAATACATAAACTGGCTCTCATCAGACATATCAACTTTAAGACAATATGCTCCTGATATATTTGCGGGGGGATTAAATTTAAACAATGATAATACGAAAACAATGCTTGAAGCGGCGTTAAAGGCTTTAAGTGAAATTAACGATGACATTACAAATCTAAAAACCATTTTAGAAGAAATAAACACACTAGGAGTTAAGAAATGAATAAACAGGAATTAGAGGATTTAGCTGTTAAATTATCAACAGCATCAAATAGCATTATAATTGATACTAATTTGTATTTAACTAACAATACGGATGTTCGCAAACAATGTTTAGTTGAGGATTTTACCAATATTGAAAATGCTCTTAACGAATATAAAAAACTAATAAGTGATAAGGAGTAATTATGGAAAATAAAATTGAAGACCAAAATACGATTATTCAACTCTTACCTAAATACGTTCAAGCTTTATATAGTGACGCAGCTTTGTATTTTTCTGGAGAGCCAACTATTGCTACAGATTCACGTAAAGCTATTGTTATAAATGATATTAATCTTATTAAAGAGCAAATAGCTGCTTTAGAAAAAATCTTAGGTTAAAAGTGTTTTGTGCCTGTTTTTTATGCCAATAAAGTATTGTATCCTTTTGTTTTAGAAATCCGTTATTTTAATCAAATAAATGGGCTTCTAAAATCCTTGTTTATAAAGGATATAAAAGATGGGCTAATTGAAGAAATAAAAAACAGTTACAATCAAGCAATTAGAAAGGATGATTTTACAGAAGATTTTAATAACTTCTTTAGGTTAGCCGAATTAAAAATTACCTTAAAATTAAGGTCGTTCATTAATCGTATTGTAAAAACAAGTGTTGAGATTAACGACTTCAATGATAAGGCAGTACGCCAATCATTAAGAAGCACCCCTTTTAAAAATCTAGCTATTAGCACTACTCCCGATATAAGAAATGCGATGGGAATGTTTGTTTCTGATAATGTTAGGCTTATAAAAAGCATAAGTGAAGACTTGCTTGGTAGAGTGCAGGAAGTAGTATTTGCAAATGTGCGAAGAGGGAGTAGTTACACAACCTTAGCACGGGAATTACAAAAAACCTTTACAATTAGCGAAAAACGTGCAAAGCTTATCGCTAAAGATCAGATTAACAAATTAAATGCTGATCTAACAAGGCAAAGGCATAAGGAGCTAGGCATTACCGACTACAAGTGGTCAACTTCTCAAGACGAGAGAGTAAGAAAGAGCCATCAAGTGTTACAAGGTAAAATCTGCACCTACGATAATGTCAATGTATATAAAGACGAAGAAAGCCTGAAGAAATGGACGCAAAGATCAGAAATAGGTGCGGCTTTATATCATCCAGGGCAGGAAATATTATGCAGATGCACGGCTATTGCTATAATTAAACTTTAAATTATGCAGACTTCTCAAGACGAAACAATCCGAATTTATAGAATAGATACTTTTCCAGTGCCAAAGGTACAGAAAACCGATCAAGGTTTTTTAGAGGGGGAAGTAGTAGCAAGTAGAACAGGAATCTTTAATTATTATGATGCGGATGGAAAATGCCGCAAAGAACTTAGGCATCCAGAAGACGTTTTAAAAGAAGATAGTTTAAAAACCTTAAAAATGATACCTGTAACTGATGACCACCCACAGGAATTTGTAGATGCAAACAATGCTTCTGCATTGCAAAAAGGTTTTACAGGTGAGAGCTACAGAACTGACGAAGACGGCAATATTGTTGTTAGAATCAAGGTTACTGATAGCGGTTTGATTAATAAAATTTTATCAGGAAGAAAAGCAGAGCTTTCACTAGGTTATAGTGTTGCTCTAAAAAAGGATGAGGGAACTTACAAAGGTGAGAGATATGATTATCGGCAGACTGATATTGTATATAATCACCTAGCCGTTGTGGAAATGGGAAGAGCAGGAAGAAACGCAAGATTTAGGCTTGATTCAAAAAAAACTTGTGAACTTGCGGAAACAAGATACAATAATGACAATTTTAAAAGTATAGAGGGAATAAACATGTCCGATACCGAAAAAAAACTTGATCATGAAGTTGAAGTACAAAAAGCTCGTTTTGATGCTTTAACAAATGAAAGAGATTTACTAAAACACAAACTTGATACAGCAGAAGCTAAAAGCAAAGCTCTAGAGTCTACTTTAGCAAGTGTTACTAAAGAAAGAGATGATCTAAAACAAGTTAATCTTGATAGTATTATCAATGAGAGAGCTATTGAAAGAACTAATATTGCAGTCAGGGCGGCAGCTGTACTCGGCGAGGACTTTTCTGCTTATACTCATCATTCAAATAGGGAAATCATGGAAGCTGCACTAAAACGTGTTGATTCTAAAAATGGCATTGAAGTAAGCTACAATGGTGCTAGCGATGAATATGTAAAAGGTGTTTTTGATAAAGTAACAGGTGCAATTGCTACAAAGAGAAATGATACAAGCAAAGCTTATAATCTCGTTGCAGCGGCTCATGGAGCAGCAGAAAGAACAAATACTGCCCATGATATAATTATGGCAAAACTTAACGAGAAAAAATAAGAGGGATATATATGCAAACAAATTTTGACACTGCGATTGTATCAAAGTTAGGTCTAGTCGGCGGTTTATATGATACTTCACTAAATCAAATAGACTCTTATTCTGCGGGCGAAGACATACCATTCGGGACTCCTGTTGAATATGATACAACTAATAAGGTTGTAAAAAAACTAACTGTTACAGGCAAAATGCTTGGAATAGCAATGAGAACTAATTATGCAGTACCAGGCAGCGTTCTAGAGGAAGAAGCCGATAAACCTGCAACAATAATTACAAGCTCTGCTATATCTTATCCAGCAGGCTCTCAAGTTAGTGTAATGAAAACTGGTAGAATGTTTGTAACAATTACAACAGTTACTCAAGCTGGATACGGCAATAATATTTTCTTTATTGTCAACACTGGTTTTGCAATAAAAACAGCAGCTACTCATTCAGGTTCATACTTAGTTGGTATTTCATTAAGTGATACGGCCGTTGCAAATGACTTGATTCCAATTCAAGTAAATGTTGTTGTTCCAGTAGTTAAACAAGCTTAAGAGGTAAAAATAAAATGCAAATATTTTCAACAGACAGTTTCAAAAGAGGCGAAGGAGCAAGTTTACGTCTTGATTCCGATAGCATTATATTCTTTGAAAATGAATTAACCGCTTATGATGGCAAGGACTTTGAAACAATCAAAGCTAGCCTTTCCTCTTTTGGTCTTTTTAATCAGAAAGACATAGGCGATAAAGTAGCTACGATTTATAAGTACAACATGATTGAGGGTACTGGTAGGTCTAAATATGCAGCAGTAAAAGGCGGTTTAGTAAAAGATGCACCTTTCATGAGCGTAGCAGGAAATCAACATGCTATGGATTTTGCTGATATATATTGCGGTATACAATTCAGTAAAGCCGATATCATGGCAGGAGCTAAAACAGGACGGGATATAATTTCTTTTCAAAGAAGACAAGCACTACGTTCAAATATGGAGCTTATGAATGCAACTTGTTTGAATGGTGATAAAGCTGTAGGCATTCCAGGCGTATTTAGTAATCAAAGTATTCGCAGTGAGACTATAGCAGTAGATGAACCAAACGGAATAGTTGACTTAGCTTTGGCAAATGACGGAGATAAATTACTTTCTACTTTAAAAGGATTAGTTACTGATGCTTTAGATGCAACAAAAGGACTTATAGCTCCGAATGTTTTAGCAGTAAGCCCTAAGATTTATGCTAACCTTGTCTATTCACCATGGGCAGCAGCTAACGGAACAGCTAGC